TTACAAAAGGAATAAAAATAGCTATGTTCTGCTATACCTTTTCGGCCACAGTCTAGTATCCGTGCGGCTTTCGGCGATTTTGGGAAACTAACGAGCTATAACGAAGGTAATCCCAAGCTAAATGCATTGTGCGTAAGACTGTGCGTAAAAATCCTGCTTCGGGGAGTTTGAAATGCTCACAGTCCGCCAGTGCGACGGCGCAAAGTCAGACGGTAAGAAATCTACAATTCTCACAGACGGGTATGGCCTATACCTCGACGTGCGGCCTAGTGGCGCGAAAACCTGGCGCTACCGTTACCGCCTTGCCGGCAAGGCGAATATCTTCACGATTGGCGACTATCCAGTAGTGTCCCTGGCCGAAGCGCGGCAGAGACGGGGCGAGGCCGCCGAGCTGATCAAGAAGGGCATCAACCCTACTTCGGCACGCCGCATCGAGAAGGCGGTAACGATCGAAGCACAATCCAATATCTTCAAGAGTGTAGCCGAGCGCTTCCTCGCCGAACGCGCAAAGCGGTGGGCCGGGGGGACCATGGATCGCGTGCAAAACATTTTCAAGAACCACGTATACCCGGCAATCGGAGAATACCCCATTGCGAGCATCAAGCCGCTGCAGGTCCGTGAAATGATCCGCAGCAGCTTGAAGACGGCGCCTACGATGGCCGAGCACTCGCTCATCTATGTCGGCCAGGTGTTCCGTTTCGCCATCGCTGAAGAGCTGCTGGAGTACGACCCAACTTACGGGCTCGGCAAGGTGTTCAAGTTCGCGCCGTCACCGCATCACCCGCACCTAACGTCGATCCAGCTGCCGACCTTTGCGCAAGCGCTCTACGCGCACACGGAGACCATCCTTGATGTGTACGCGGCCAAGTTGATGCTCTTCACGCTAACCCGTACCTGCGAAGTGCTGCGCGCGGAGTGGACGGAATTCGACCTGGACCGGGCGCTATGGATCGTGCCGCCGGAGAGGATGAAGATGAAGACGCCGCACTACGTGCCGCTTTCCGCCCAGGCCGTCGCGCTCTTGCGCGAACTGCACGAGCTTACTGGCGACAGTCGCTACGTCTTTCCGCAAGAGACGGACAAGACAAAGCACGCGCACAAGGCGCTCATATACAACCTGTTCATCGACTTGGGCTACGGCTCCGGCAAGCTTACGCCTCACGGGCTGCGCGGCACGGCGTCTACGATCCTGTATGAGAGCGGCTACCCTGAGCATGTCGTCGAGCCACAGCTCGCGCACAAGAAGCGCAACAAGTCACGGGCCGCGTACGATCATGCTATCCACATGCCCGAGCGCCGCGCAATGCTCCAGTGGTGGGCCAACTACATCGATGCGCAAAGAACCGGTGGCGAGGTGCTGCCGCCAAATGTTGTGCCATTCCGCGCTGCGGCGTAGGACACGGCAAGCGGGGGCAAACGCCCCCGCTTTGTTATGCCGCAATAGTCTCCATCCGCTGCAGGTTTGGCAGATACGCTGGCAGCATGTGTTCTTCTACGTCTTCCACCAAGTCGATAGAAATGCCTACCATGCCTGCCGGGTTGGACAGGATGCCATGCGCGTCGAATTCGGCCAGCACGCCGCTATTGGCGTAGTCCATGCACTCTTCCGGTACGCGGCACACCAAATCGCAGTCGTTCACCACGCGGTAATAGGCGCCCGCCAGCTGCTTGCCTATGGCTGCCGCGAAGGCAGCATTGCCGACGCGGGGTTGGCCGTAGGTGTAGAGTGCCTTTACCCAAATCCGGCTTGCCGCGTAGATGGTCGCCTCGCCCGCGCCCTTGCTGTGGCCTGTGACGTAGATTCGGCCCTTGTGGTTGACCAGCGCAGAATCGATGCCCGCCATAAGCGAGCCGACGTCTTCCAGGAAGCCCTGGTGCACCAGACACTTGTCGCCCGTAACCGTGACGAACGGCACCAGCACGGCCTTGAAGTCGGCGAGCCACTGGCGAATTTGCTCTTTCTCCGTGCCGCGGAAGGCGACGATGACGTCATCCCCGAACGGCAAGATAATGGCGCGGCTTACGCCGCTATCGATGTCGGCTAGTAGGTCGGGGCCGTGCGGATCGTAGGCGCGATTGGCGGCCTGCGCCAATGCAAGCGCAAGTTTGGGATCGTACATAGGGGAGTCCTTTTAGCCGTAGGTGCGGCGCAGGTAGTCCAGGCTCACTTCCATGATGTCGTAGTGGCCGTCGTTGACTTCGTGCTTGAAGATGATGTGGCGGCGATAGCCGTTACCCTGCGGCCCGAGGTAGTCCTCGTCGTGCTGGTAGAAGCACCCCGCCATGAGCGCGCGATTCTGCGTGCGCTTGTGGATAGCCATTTCGTAGGTCTGCACGTGGCCTTGCGTGCAAGAGCACTGCCGTTCGCGGAGCAGTACGGCCGATGACGATGCCGGCCGGCCCATCGCACCACTGGTGAAATAGTGGCTGTACTCAATGCCGTCTATCTTCACCACCTCAAGGAAGGGGTACACTTCCCACCCCCACGCCTCGTAGCCCAAGTCCTTCAAGCCAATCTGGCCGTGTAGCTCGGGCAAGTCGTCCGTGTATCGCACGATGCGGTGCTCGTGGTTGCCGAGCGTCATGACCAGGCGGGGCTTGTAGTCCTTCGCCTTAACAATTGGCGCCATCAACAGTTCCATCGCCTCATGCGCTGCGGCGATGTCGTGCCGGTAGCGGCGATTCTCGGCTGACCGTTTGCCCTTGTCGTAGCTGGACAAGCTTGGCATGTCGGCGAAGTCGCCGATACACACGATCACGTCCGGCCGCTTCTTGGCGATGTACTGTCCTGCCCACCGCAAATGATCGAGCGGCACGCCGGGCTTGGCCTGGACGTCGGGGATTACGCAATGTGTAACGGGCTTGGCCGTCGCGGGTTGGTGCTTCTCTCGCTTGAGGCGGTCGCGGAACGTCTCGTAGGGAAGATCCGCAGCGCGAGCAGCCGCTCGCACGCCGCCATGCTTGGCAACCAGTGCCGCTAGTTTGGTCATCAAGCAGTCCTTGCAGGAGATAGGGTTGCGCTCTACGTTTGCGCAGGGGTCGTATGGGCAATCAAACGCTTGGCGGATGTCCCAGCCACGTAGCGTGCCGCACAGTTCGTCGTCGCCGTGATGGTCTGGCGACGCGCAGCCGGCGAGTAGCAACAGTGCTACCAATGCGAGCATCTTCATGGCTCAATCCTTGCAGGAGATGCCGACTACGGGCGCATCGGCGGAGAGCAGCGCGCGTGGGTTGCGCGCCACGGTATCGAGGTTGGCTTGTACGGTGGGATGGCAGTTACGCTCGATCGAGGCACACCCTGCAAGGAGCAGGGCGGCCATGATGATGATGATCCCGCGCACTACTTGGTTGCCGGCGCCGCGTCCGGTACGGGCGTCGGTGCAGGCTTTGCAGTGGCCGGCGGGATGGCGTTGAGCAGATTCACCGCGCTGCCGGAAGTGCCGGACGGTACACACAAGTCCTTGAGCGCCGGCACGATTTCCGGGTGGCGCACGGTGGCACCGAACGGCGTAGCGCAAGCGCTGTTTGACCAGCCCTTGATGTAGTTGTCGTCGGCGCCCTGCACGCCGGCCACGGCGGCCGACTCGTAGGCGCTCAGTGCTTGGTTGACGGATGCGCAGCCGGTGAGCATCACAGACAGGACAGCGAGGGCGAAGAGGATTACCTTTTTCATGGGGCTATGCTCCCTTTTGGATGTTGGCGTGGTAGAGGAAGAGCGCCAGGCCATAGGCGCCTTTTTCGTAGAAGTTCACCAGCGGGTCGACCGGTGCCTGGCCAAATGCAACCAGCCCGGTCCAAGCGCCCGCGCAGATGAACAGGCCGAGGACGGCGAGGGCGGTGTTACTCAGGTCTTTCACGATTTGGCCTCCGCGTAGACGAAGTCGCTGCGCGCGTAGCGCTGCATCCGCCAAATGGGCTCCGGCGTCCAGTGCTTACCGAACGGCGCCGGGCCGCGGTGGTGCAGCTCGCAAAGGGGCTCGGTGTTGTATACCGAGTCGATGAAGTCGCACGGCTCTTTGAACGTCGACCAGTCGAAGTCGGGGTGCTCGGCGCGCACCTTGTCCCAATCGACGCCGTCGCTATCGGCCCACTCGATGAACTTATGGTGAATCTCGATCTTCTCGGCGGTACCGCAAACCCAACAGCGCGCGCCGAGCTTGTGCCAGTGGGCCTTTGTCGCCTTGAATACATGGCTTTCGGTGCGCGGCGGGTGGTCCGGGTAGTTCACCGAAAAGTCCGTGCGGATGTGCATTGCGTGTTCGTTCATGCGCTCCCCTCGAACAGTGCTTTCTCGGCGGCGCGACGAGCAGCAAGGCCGGGCAGCACTTGCTTTACGCCCTTCACCCTGGCCTTGTCATACTCAAGGAAGTTGCGCGCAGCGTTGGCAAAGTCCTTGATATTCAGGCTGGCTAGGACGCTGGAGCGCTGGAGCGCCCCGGCGCCGAGGTTGTAGGTAAAGGACACCAGCGCATCGAACTGGCCTTGTGTAAGCGGCACCTTCACCGCCTTGGTCACGGCGGCTTCCGTTGCGGCCAGGTCTTGCGCGAGCAGCGCATCGGCTTGGATAAGGGTGATCGTCTTGCCTGCCTTCACGTCGGCAAGCGTCACGTCCGGGCCGGTATGCCCGATACCGATAGTCGCGATGCCGGCGGGGCATAGGTAGGCTTTCAGCTTGCAGCCCTCGAAACGTGAGATGAGGGCGCGGCCAATTTGGCTTGTCATCATGGCGTCTTGCCTCCGTGTGCTGCGGCCCAAATCACCGCTACCGATGCGCCTAGCCCGAGAATCCAGCCGGCGGCGCGGCCGAGGAACTTGAGGAACTTGATAGCGCGGTGCGCGTCGTCCCAGGTTTCCAGCATCACGAGCAGCTTTTCCTTTTGCTCGTCGTTCAGGTCATTCGGCACAGCTGTCTCCAGAAATGAAAAAGCCCGCACGCGGCGGGCTTGGAGTGGTTGGGTAGGGGTGGTTACAGCGGGCCGTAATAGCCTTCGCCGGGCGCCCCGTTCTGAGCGGGCGCGGCAGGCGGCGTAAGGACGGCGGGAACACGCGCTGCGACAAGCGCCCCGGCGGCCACGTAGCCGTTCAGGAGCAATGAGACGCCGGGATCGTCCAACCATACATAGGTGGCGTCGTTGAATTCCAGCCAGCCTTGCGCGAGCGCCGTACTATTGGCGTTGGCCGTTTGCATCGCGGCCGCTTCTGCCGAAGTGAAGCGCTTAATAAAGGCTGTCTTGGTGATGTAGCGCCACGGGGTGGGCTGTCCGGGGATGGTGAAGTCAAAGATTTGTGGAGTGCTCATATCCAGTGTCCTTATGCGTACCGATAGTACGCCGTCTCCCCTGCAGAAGCGGTGCCGCCCGGTAGGATCGTGTTGAACGTGCTGCCCACGTAGTCGGCATTCGGCCAAGAGGCGGTGTAGCCGATACTTGCCGAGCTGCTACTCATGGCTGCGTAGACGTAGCTGCTACCTGCTCCAAGCATCATTGCGAGGGCGCCAACAGCAGGCGTCGCGTTCCAGCGTCGTGTCCAGGTTTGGCAATCTGTCGTGGTGTAGAACGCGCAATCGATAAAGGTGCCCGCACCTGTGATAGTTGCGTATACCGTCGTCCCGTTGCTCTTGAGAAACTGCGTGTAGCTCAAGCCCAACGTAGTGAGGGTGATCGGTTTGTTGACGAAGTTGACGCAATCGGTCGTTCGGTAGAGCAAGTTGACGTTGCCTGAATTACCAATCAGGACAAGGGCAGCGGTCGCCGTGGCGACAACGCATTGCACGAAGTAGCCACCGGTGAGGCCGGCCGGCGTAAACACGGTCCAGGTGCCGGACGCGCCGGTGGCAGACGTCATCCAATTCCCTCCCGAACCGTAGGCGATCAACCAAAGCCCGGCGGAAGGTACCCAAGTGAACGGACCCCCGTATGCACTTGCAATATTCTGCGCGGTGAATGTCGTGCCCGCCGCTGGAGCCGTTGCGATGGCGCCCGTCGTGGCGCCCGCTACAACGACCATCCAAGTGCTGTTGCCGAACTGGACGCGGGCGGTGTTCGACGTGGCGCTGGCCGTGACTGTGGCGGAATTGGCATTGAACGAAAGGCCGTTGTTGGCCGACACGGCCGTTGTGATCGACGTGGCGCTATTGCCGGCCACAACGAAGGTTCCGGTCGAGCCGTTCAACCCCCACGCGCAAAAATATGCCGGTTGCGCCAT